AAACACTTCCTAGACGATCACACGGAGGATGAAACAAAGTGTTTATTGATAATGACTTTCCCAAGATTTTAGGTGCGGAACTTTACCGTCCCCACCCTGCGTACATCGCAGAAATGGCAGTCGAGCCTGTGGTCGTTCATGACTTTACTCGGCAGCCTGGTCAAACCGTTCAGTTAGATCGCTATAAGTTCTGGGGTACCCCTGGTACCAAGGACAGCCGTGAGCGTGTGTCCGACCAGACTATCGGTACTGCCAACAGCCGCAACATCACCAAAGAGAAGGTGCTTGTTGTGCTGAAGGAATACACCGGTCCTGCGGACCCGGGTGATCCTACTCAACCTTCGACCTTCAAGATTGCTCGTGAGACCCTGATTACGGCACAGCGCCTTCTTCTGGATTCCGGCAACCTTAATATGTTCCACCAGTCGATCGGTAGCTTGACGCTGCTCGACGACTATCGCCGTTGGCGTGACCGCGTGTTCCTTGATGAACTCGCCAAAGCTGAAGCCAATGGAGCCGCCTCTACTTCGCAAGGCGGTTACTACTTTGCTGGTGGTAAGACCAAAGATTCCTCTGGTCGTATTGCTTACACCGCCACTGAGTACACTGCTGATGTTCAGCAATTCCAGGTTCGTACCGACCTGCTGAACGTTGTTAAGGACCTGCGTAAGCGTAACGTGCCGACCTTCTCTGATGGTCTGTATCGTTGCATCTGCGATCCCGTCTTCATGATGCACCTGCGTCGTGATCCTGACTTCCGTGAGATCGCTCGTTACGCTGGTAACCCAGGTCAAGGCATGTACATGGGTAATCCCATGATGCCTAACAACGCCAGCTTCTACATGGGTCCTCAAGCTGGTCAAGGTTACTTCCTGGCTGGCGAACCTGTGATGCCAACCGGCGTTCAGTTCGAAGGTGTGAAGTTCTTCGAATCGACCAACTTCCCAAGCAAGAGCATCAGTGCTTCCTTCGATGGCACTGGTGGTACTTATGCTTCTCGTGAAGTGGCCCAAGGTTACTTCTTCGGTCCTCAAGCTGTTGGCGTTGGTATCGGCGGCCCGAATGCTCAGGTGCTGATCAACAACAACGACGACTTCAGCCGCTTCATCATTCTGATCTGGCAACTTTACGCTGGTTTCGAAATCCTTAACACCGATTTCATCACCACTGCGTTCAGCTTCATCCAAGATGACGGCAACATCTGATAACAACAAACATATCTGGAAAGATAGATGACTTATTTAACGGCTAAAAAGATTTATCCAGGTAACTGGAACAATGCACTCAACGGTTGGTATCGCAATATCGACCCTAATGCCTCTGGTACTGACACTGGTTCCAACGCAGGCCCCACTTCGGTGCTGGCTACCCCTGGTTACCGTTACTTCCAGCAGCGTGGTTATGTGCCCGTTGTAGGCATTTCTGGTGGCACCGGCGCTCTTGCCGTCACCTCTAATGCTGATGTGATCGTTCCTTCGCCTTACCGCCAAGACGACACTCGTCCCAACATCACTGGCATGGTGATCTCTGGTGACTCCACCCTGCCTGCTTACGTGTATCGCACTGCGATTTCCGTGGCTTCCGGTTGGGACGGTACCGTTGCTTCTGGTGTGTATGCCGCAACTGGCAACGTGATCTCCTTCGGTCGTAGCAATGGTGGTAGCCCCACTGCTGCTTCGGGTGTTGGTGAAGGTGTGGCACAAGCTAACCTCACCTCTACCGTATCTGGTACCCAAGCTGGCGAGATTTACTTTGCTGGTGGTACTGCAGGTTACGGCACTAACCCTTTCATTCTGAGCTCCGGCGTACTTGGTCCTCTCCCTGGTAACGCTTACTACTCGCTGAATAGCTCGACCACTTTCAAAGTGTTCGCTAAGGAAACCGCTAATAGCACCACGACTTCCGGTGGTTTCTACATTTCTGCCGCTGACAGTGCCGCCAGCCGCGCTGGTTACCTGGTTGTGGAAGTGTGCTACATCCAACCTGATGTCGCCCCTGGTTACGAAGATATCGACATGTACCTCACTGGTCGCGTTGTTAGCTGATTAGGTTAAACTAAGACCAGTGAACAACTGGTCTTATGTCTACACCAACTGCAGATATGCTTTATCAGCATAAAAAGACAGGTGCACGTGTTGAGATTGTAAGCGAATGGGATCAAGGCGATTGGTTCATGGTCAAAGACCAGGACGGTCGCCTTTACACCGCTTACAAAACTGAACTCACACCTGATGAAGAAGCCACGAAGAAAGTAAAAACTCTTCGTGTGAAAGATAAAGCATCGCAGGAAGAACCACGCACTTTCCCCCCGGACACACGCCTTAACATCAATGGCGCTACCCCACAAATGATCGCTGATCATATTAAAGGTATCGGATTGAAAACAGCTCGAGAAATTAAAGATCTTCAGATGTCCTTATCGGGTGAAAGGTTTAACAATCTTGAACAGTTAAAGCAAATTAAACGGGTTGATTGGGACGCGGTTTTAGCAGCAGACTTGATCAGAGTTTGATACTTATCTCCTA